TAGTGGTCGATGACGTCGGATGAGAGACCGCTTGCGACGGACCCAAGCTTCCGGCCCACGGCGCGGATTCCGTTGATGACCGCGGGTGCGACTTCGACCAGGCCTTGAATGGCCCCACCCGTGATGGCGCCAGCCTTGGCATTCCCCATGCGTTCATCGAGTTGAACCGGGGAGAATTCGCCCTTCGTGTCGCCGGGGTTCGCGAGAAACCCCATGGCGGCCCCTGTCTTCGCGGCCTGGTACACGCGAGCTCCGGCCGCTGCGGCCCGGGCCCCTAAGCCCGCACCTTCAGCGGCAACGGCCCTTGGAGCCATGGCGCCGCCCATCGCAATCCCAGAAGCCAGGACCCCGGTCACGGTACCGGCACCAGAAAGCCACGGGTGCTCCTTGTTCTCTTTCCGCATGCGCTCGATCGTGGCATCGCGCCTTGAAAGGTACGTGTCTTCGGGCTGGTCGATCTTGAAGCCTTGGGCACGCAGCTTCTCGTCGACCATTTCCGGGGTATCCGGGCCGATACCCGCCTTAGCGAATCCACGGTCGATTGCGCTCCGAAGCCCCTCAGCGCCTGCTTGTATCTGCGGCAGATAGCCGAATAGACGGGCGTTGCCGTAATGTTCAAGAAACGCCTGGCCGCCATTAGTCTCGGGCCCTTGGGGTGGGGCTTTCGGCTGAAAGTCCTCCCAGGGTCCACCCGCGGGGGCCGTGTCATGGGCGTTTTGGTAGTCCTCCCACGGTCCGCCGGCCATTAGCGCGCCTTTTTCCAGGACTTGGGGTCCTTGGGGTCACCGCCCAAGTAGGCGTAGCCCTTTCGGATCTCGCCCACCCTCGGGGGCTCGGAGGCGTAGGCATTCCCGTATCCGCCACGCTTGGGTTGTCCGGCGACGTTCTCGTCACCCTGGCCCGAGAGGTCCGCCTTGCGCGGGACAAAGCCCTGAAGGGTCCCGTTCTGCCTGAAATAGGCTTGGGCGCGCTCCTTGTCGGCGGCCATGTTCTGAAGCGCGGACATCTCCTGAGTCGCGCGCCTTGCGTTCTCATCGGCCGTGAGCCTGGGGTTGAAGGCGCGATTAAAGATCGCCGTACCCTCTTTCTCCGTGAACTGCGGCCCCAGGACCTGGCGAAGCGTGCCCTGGATGGCACCACGGATGTCATCCCGGACTTGCGCCATCTGCGGGTTCAGAACGTCCTGCGCTGCGTCGGACCCCAGGAGCGGTATCTTCATGCTCAGGTGACCCGTGAGATCCGGATTCGACTTGAGTGTGTCTATCCCGCCAGAGAGTTTCCCGAGGTTCTTCTCCACGGTCGCTTGCCCGCCGCCGTAGGAGTAGTCGGCCATGTCCTTCCCAAACGCCTCGTCCGCCGCCTTCTGGCCGGGTGAGAGGTTTTTGCTCCCTGCGGCCTCGGCGTTGAATTTCTTGGCCTCGGCGTAGGCTTTGGCGGTGTTCGCCTTCTCAAGCTGGGAATCCAAGAATGGCTTCGTCTGGCGATAGCGGGCGATCGTCGAGTTATAGAAGCCATCGTCGTACGTGGGCGGGGCCTGATCCGGGGTAATCACTCCGGACTGGATGAGTTGACCGCGGATTCGCTCGTATCCTTGGGCCCGGTCCTCGGGTTTCAAGGTTGAAAGGGAATCTAGCGCCTGCCCAAAGGCCGATGCCTTGGCGAGGTGTTGCTGTAGCTGCTGCCCCTGAAGCTGCTGCATACCCTCAACCTGGCGCATGCGGGAGGTCTGGAGATCTGCGGCCTTAGCCTGCTGATCAAGGGGGTTCTCGATCTGAACGGGACGGATCGCCTGATAGATGCTTGCGTCAATCGCCATGGTTCTCTCCTTAGGGCACCGGGTAGTAACCGCCGGCCTTCGTGGTCCCGCCCACGCTGCGATCGTGGCTGGCGCCCCATTGGTCCATCCAATTGTTGTTAGAAACCTGGCCCAGGAATCCGCTGGCGGCGTTTCCGATCCCGCCGATCGCACCCGAGATGGCGTTTGCGCCCGCGATCTGAGCGGCGCCTTGGGCGTTTGCGGCGCCGGTCACGTTATTGGAGTAGTTCGCGCCGTAGTTCTGAGCGGCGGCCCCGATATTGCTGGCGGCGTTCTGGCCGTAGCCAGCGAGCGTCCCGAGCATCCCAAAGCGGTTGCTGCGGTCCTGCTGGAAGCGGTTGAAGGCGTTCCCGTACTCGTTTGAGGCGTAGTCCTGGTTGTAGCGACTGAGCGCCTTCGCGAACCCGCCGCTTTGCATGGCGCCCTTCGCAGCACTCGCGCGCTCCAGCGCCTGCTGGCCCTGCTGCATGCGGAACTGGTAGCCGGGGTCATTGGCTGGGTCCCATTGGAAGCCCTGCTGAAACGACGGGTTCTGCATTTGGGACAGGGCAGAGGTCCCGGCCGTCATGTAGGGCTGCCAGTTCGTTTTCTGCTCGTTGTAGAGGTCTTTTTCTACCGCGTTTGCCTGCTCTGCGGCGGCCGCCTGCCCCTTGGCCGCATTGCTGGCCGCATCGGCCTGAATGGCCCCACCGACGGCGCTTCCCACGGCACTGACACCGCCTGCAATGGCGGCAGCTACGAAAGACATCCCTGTCCCCCTTGAAGTTGTGCTTGTTTCGTGAACTCCAGAAACTGTTCAAAGGTGTCGACCACAAGCGCTTTCTCGAGCGCCGGCACGTCCTGCACGTTGTGCGGGTTGTGGTGCACCGTGATCCAAGTCGAATCCGTGAGCGCGTAGCCCACGCGCTTCGCGCCCGGCTTCGAGGGCACGACCGTTGAAGCTTTCACCTGCTTCATGCCGTCTTCGGTCCAGACGAGCATCTCGCCTTGAGAAAGAATACTCAGGTGCTCGGTGAGGTGGATCTTTCCGGTGAGCAGAGTCCCTTTCGGGATAAAGAGTTCGCGGAGGTACACACCTGGCGAAAAGTGGTGTTTGGCCGGGAGATCCGCCTGTGGAAGCGCCAGCATGGCGGCTTCGAGGTCCACGATCTTTCCGCGCATGTTCGGCTGGCTTGCGGTCTGCTGTGCGGTAGTGATGGCCGGTGCGTTCATGGTCTCCTAAATTTTGATGATGTAGTTCAGGGCCGCGTTTACAGGACGTGTTTCGGCTGATTCCCGAGGCGTCCCATTTGTGCCGTCAGTAAATGCCTCACGAGCATAAAAATTACCGGTACTCGGATCTGACGTACCGCCAGTATCGAAAAAGCTAAAAGAGTTACCAGACGTTTGCGCGTCGTTGGCAGCGACCGGATAGAACCCACCCGGCCCATAATAGAGTCCGCGCCAATGCCCTTGAAACGCGTCCGCCTGTACTGACCCAAGTCCAGATGTCGCACCGCCCGTTGCCATTGCTGAACGGGTGAAGGTATCGCGGGATGCGGCCCCGGCCGCCGTTCCCATGTCGTCTTGGCCGCGAACAAATCGACCACGGAGATCCGGGATATTGAAATGGGACCCGTCGGCCGTGCCGAAGGCCGTACCGATAGCGGCAAAGAGTGCGGCATACGTGCCGGATCTCGCGAGTGACCGGCCATCGCAGAGAAGCCATCCGGTGGGGTCTCCGGTACCCGCCCACATTCGGACCTCTCCGGTGATGATCCCATTGGTGATTGCCGACTCAGCTGCGTCCATCCGCGCGTCGATGGAATCGGAATCGCCTTGGAGCTCATTCAGCGCATCCTGCACGTTGTCTGATGCCAAGTTCCCGCTAGCAATACTCGAAATCGCCGAGGCATCGTGCGCATCCGTGGTCTCGGCAATGTGTGCCGCGAGATCGTTTGCGACACTGACGGCGTCTGTCCCAGCGCTTCCGCCCACGCGCTGAAATAGCTGCTGGAACCAGTCGGCCCACGGCCGAGAAGGTCTGCCATCTGGCCCTAAGACCTGGATCAGATGCGGAACTGGCGGGAGTTTATTGGAGGCCATTAGGCGACCCCATCCCACACGGTGAGTTCGGCGCCCAAGATGACCGGCTTCACCGGGTCCGAGACCCGAATGCGGTACACACGATCACGCGCAGACCCCAGTCGCCTGAAAATGGCGCGGGCCTTCGTTTGGCCGATTTTCCCCATCGTGGCCGTGCGCTCGTTGATAAACGTATGCCCACCGTCATCGGAGTAGGTGAGCATCATGAGCGGGTCCGAGCCCTGCGCGGTGCCATCCAGGCCAACCCCCACCTCGCAGTCGATTTGAATCGAGCGGTGGAACTGGCGACGTAGGCCATTCGAGAAGTGCGGCACCGTGCGCTCCCGGAGGATCGCGGTCCCGTTGTCGGTGTAGACCGTGGGGTCGAGTTTGTAGATCGCGCCCGTCGCGTAATCACCCACGACGTTTGCGGTGTAGGCTACAGCCGAACAGTCACCGCGATGCCGCTCAAAGCCCCAGGTCCCGTTGTAGGCCATTTCATGCCACATGCCGGTCGAGGCGTCGTAGCACTGGGTCTTGTCCGATCCCGGGACGTTCAGGCAATAGATCGCGTGTCCGCCTTGCTGGTAGACCCAGCCACGGGCCTCGGCGAGCGTCGTTTGATCGAGGTCTCGGATCAGGGCCTCGATGGCCGGGGTCGAGATCCGCTGCGGGTTGTAACCCGTCATGCGGTAGACAATCCCCTGACCCGTGTCGTCGCCGCCGATGAAATAGATGTCGTTGAGTAAGCGCGCGATTGAGAACGGGGCCGAACACCCGACGTTGATGACCGCGCCTTGGATGCGCGCAAATGGATTGTCGGCGTCGCCGCTGTCGTAATAGACCTCGGTCGACTGGCTCCCAAAGGCGAATAGGTTCTGGGAGTTCGCCATCACGCCCACGAGGTTGTCTGGGCTTCCCTCGGCGGATTCCACGTCCAGCGGGTCAAAGGTGACGGCGTTCACGGCCGAGAAAAAGAATTGCTGGGTTCCCGTGGCGTTCAGAATGAAATAGCCATCCAAGAACGTCACCTGATCCGCCGGGAGAAAGCCTGAGTCCGTGATCTGGGCGTAGGTGCCTCCCGAGAAGTTGTACTTGTAGCCGTTCGTCCCATCGACCACGACCAGGTCTGAGCCGTTATCGGCCATGGAGATCGGGCCCGAGCTCGTTCCTAGGAGCCCAAGCTGGGTCGCGACCCAAGACGACGACACACTATAGAGGTACTCGCCGCCGACCGCGTAAAGGGTGCCGGTCGAGGCACGATAGAGCCCGCGCACAGGTCCCGTGGGGAGCGTCAGGAGAAGCGTGAGGCCTGGCGTCGGGACCAGAGCCGCGACCTCGCGTTCCTTCTCGGTGCCCAGGTGATTGATTTCCGGGTACCAGTTCACGCAGGACTGGCAGTCGGCGTTGACGCTTTGTAGCGTGTAGGCTGGCCCAATGAACCCGGGGAACCTCACACCATTTCCCCCGTTCGCCAGTTGAAGACCTTGCGCTCGCCAGTGATCCCGGAATCGACACGCAGGAACACGGGCTTACTGTTCTTGGCTTTGATTTTGGCCTTGGAGTCGGACGCAATGAGTGCGATCTCAGGCGAGACCGGGCGGCCGTACTCAGGCGCGAGATCCACCGCGAGGTTGTAGACGAGCATGCGCTCGTAGCCAGGCGGGAGCGAAAGCGCGGTCTGGAGGGTCGCGAGTTCAGAAAGCGCCTTCCAGGACCAAAGGACCAGGGTCAGGGCCTCACTCGGCACCGGCCAGAGATTCAGGGTCTCGGTGGGGTAGCTCCCCGTTGGATAGAGGTACCGAGGATACGTGCTCGTGATCGATTTCGTCAGGATCGGCGCCCACTCATCGACGGTCAGGATCCGCATGGGGATATCGAGCGCTGGCGTGGTGCGTGAGTCCCGGATGGCGGCGTGGAGGATCTCGAGCGGCCGCGCGGTATCGAAATCCGCGCCCGTGCCCATGGTGTAGGTCCCGTCGTTCGCGGTAAGCGTGAAGGTCTCCTCGGTCTTCGTGTGAATGAGGAGGTTTTCGAGGCTCAGGGAATCAATGAGCGTGTTCAGAGCCGTGAGGCCATCCGTGGCCTCCTCAGACCCAAGGGTTTCCCCCTGGGCAACGGCCCCGAGTACCCGGAGCGACCGGGTAATCAGGTCAAGCGCCGTCGTACTCACTGAACCCCCGCAGCGCGGAGGATTTCGATAATGCGTTCACGGCCGGCGCGATGGTGGACGGGGAGGCCCTTTTTGACCGCGATCTCCCGAAGGGCGGCAAGGCCCAGGGCATTCAGGTCCAGATCGCCCACGGTCACCGGGGCAGGCGGGGGCTGGGACCCAGCAAAGGCGGCCGGTGTATCCGCCCAGCCATCCCCCAGCGCGTCCTCCTGCTCTTGGCGCTCAAGGAGTCTTGGGGCCTCGGTCGCATGGTAGACCCAGCGCCTGGCGTAGGGTTTCTGGGCTTCAGGAAGCTGCGACATCTTCTCCCCCCATCCAATTCGGAACCGACACCGCGAATCGGCGCCTTTCCCCAAGAATGCTGACGTTTCTAGCGTTTCCGCCGGCCCACCTACGCATAGGGGCGACCGCGGAATCACTGCACGCGTCATCCAGGAGCACCACGGCCCGACGGATGCGGCCCGAAAGCTGCTCAAAGAAAATGGCGCGGTTGGATTCGGTTCTGGGCGGTCCATCACTCAGCGCAAGGGAGAAGTCGCCCTTAGGGAGGCCCGTGGTGTCGTACCAGCGGCCGGCGGAAAGCTCGTTCCCCGAGCCCTCCCAGTCGACGCCGCCCGGGTATTCGATCAGCGGCCGGCAATGGATCGTGACGTTCTTGATCTGAAGCCGGTCCAGGTGCCCTTGCGTGAAGTTCCCCCAAATGGGGTCATGCTCGAGGCTATGGATCTGCGCGGCCGGGTTCGCAAGCGCCAGGACCAAGGTGGATAGGCCGGTCCCGGTCTCAAGAAACGGCCCGGGTGACGCCTTCGCGAGCTCATAGCAGGCGGCAAGGAGTTCAACGTCCGCGGCAAAGGGGTTGTCCCACCCAGCCACGAGATCCACCCAGGTCTGCGCGGTCGGGCTACCGCTGCGGAGCGCCCCAATCGCCTGACGGAAGGCCCGTTCACGCTCGAGTTTCAGAACCCCGTGCTTTTTCCGCCAGTAGTCGCCCAATGTGCCCGAGAACTCGACTTCACCAATGTGGGAAAGGTGCATCTCGGGGTCGACGAAAATCTTTCCCCCCATGTTTCGCCATTCCCGACAGAAGTTGTAATCGCCGCTCCAGCGGTGCCCATCCACATACGTCCGCTCAAAGATGATCGTATGGGGGTCGTCGTCGGCGCTTGCGCCCATGCTGATGAATTGCCGGTGCTTATTGGCTTCGGTGAATTTCTCGATGACGTGGCGCTTGATTTTCATGAACCCCGTCGGCGCCCCGATCACTTCCACAAGCCCATCTGAATCGGGGTGTAGTGCGGTTCCCGGCTCCACACGAACCGGGTAGCTGTCGTCATCCGGAGAACGCTTCGGATAGACGCCGGCCACGATGTCCCGGTCATAGAGGGCAAGTTTCACGAGCGCCTCGGGCTCCCACGTCACGTCCGCATCAATGAAGATGAGATCCGTGCACTCGGTCTTGAGAAAGTCCCGCAGGATCGCATTCCGCCCGTCGTCGACGTGGCAGTTGAACCCCATGACGTAGTGATCGACGGCGATCCCGCGCTCTGCGAAGCGCCGGAGGGAGTACATGAGCGAGTGGACGTATCCGGTGTCGAGTTTCCCGGTGTACGTCGGCGTGGCGATGAAAAGGTGGGGGGCCCCAGAAATAGGGACCCCCCGGAAATGACTGACCTTAGCCAATCACGACCCCTTGATCGCGCCGATGGCCACGAGGCCAGACCGCATCGAGTTCAGAAGGACGCCCACGGCCTCGATGTCGACTTGGATCTGTTTGACCCGGGCGACATAGGCCAGAGCGACGGTGCTCGAGGAGAAGGCCCATTTTCCCGAGGTAGCGACCTGGGAGATAACGGCCGTGGCCAGAGCCGTAGTCGCCGTGACCGTGACCGCCGCTTGGCTCGCGGAGGTCGGCTGAATGACGGGGGTGACGCCGTAGAGGGACACCTTGTCGGTCACCGATTGACCCAAGGTATACCCGTCAGGGCTCAGGGGGGTTTTGAGTTCATTGGACGTGGTTTCGGTTTGCATCTGTGATTCCTTTCAGTCTTTTAGGGGGTGGGGCCGAAGACTTCCGTCCCCGACCCCGATTCCATCCCTGATTTCCGTTAGCCCTGAACCCTGGCGGCGAGTTCGGGGTAGAGCGTTTTCCAGCCGTACAGAACGTCCAGACGGCAGGGGAAAACGTCGTTGTTGATGTCGTAGGCACGCACGATCCGGATCGAGAGACCCGCATCCTCGTCCTTGGCCCGAGCCGCCATGTCCACGCCGCCGGGGAGCGGGAGATCCGCCATTCCCAAAGCGAAGGCATCGCGGTGATAGGCCATGCCGACCGGCGAGGTCTTGCTCGCGTAGGTCGTGGCCGCACCGAACAGGTAGATCGCGGCGTCGTTCGCAGGCAGCGCCGAGATGTTCTGGTATTGGCCGGTGCTTTGAAGCGCCGGGCTGAAGTGAACCGTGCCGGCGTTGCTCGAGGCATTGCAGTCAGCGGTCACGACGAATTGCTTCAAGACCCCGTTGCTCACCTTCGACTGAGGGTTCACCTCGTAGACGCCAGCGAACGTGATCACGTCACCGGCCTTGTAGGCGCCAGTGATCGAGGCGGTCGTGGTGCCGTCGAACGCGATCTGGGTGTCACCGTCGGCCGCACTCGTGGAGTTCACGAGAGGCGTGCCGTCGATCGCGCCCGTGGTGTGGGTGGGCATGTTCTGGTCCATGGACCACATGAACCCAGCCGCCCGACCCATCCGACCCCGAATGTACTGTTTCGAGAGTTCGGCTTGATCGTTGAACAGGGTCAGACCCGCACCCAGGAAAGCGGTCTGGAGCGAGGGGGGTACGACGAGCATGCGCTTGTCGTCGATCGGGGCGCCGTTCTCATCCAGGCGCTGACCGGCCGACAGAGCCGTCGCCATCGTGGTCGGGGCCGTTCCTGGGGTACCGACAGCGTTGAAGACGTTCAGGTACTGCTGACAGCCGTCGTAGTCGATCTTGTTGGCCAGAGCGACCACGGCGGGCTTGATGTAGCGGTCACTGAACTCGTCGATCGAGAGTTCCAATTCCTTGGACGAGAACTGAAATCCGACGTGTTCTTGGGTGTCCAGGGTGAGCGGGACGTATTGGTCCGCCACGTTCTGGAGGTTCAGGGCCGCACCCGAGGTCGTGGTGTACCGGACGGGTTTCCGGATGTTGATGACGGACCCGATCTTGGCGCCCTTGACGCCGAACTGGTCGTCATACTGGCGGTTCACCCCGGCCGCGAAGCCGAGGTTGTTCTTGAGCTGCATGAGCGCCTCATTGGTGATCATGCTGATATTGAGTAACGCGTTAGACATGGTTCACTCCTTCACGCGCTTCATGCGCGCTTCTTGCTCCGGAGCGCCTCGTACTCACGGAAACTGAGCGTGGTGTCGTAGAGGGATTTCTCGACTTTCCCGCCCGTCGGTTTCACGGGAGTGATTGGCTTCGGAGCGTGGGTTGTTTTCTTGGGCTCCTGGCCGGAAGGGGTGGGGGAAACGAGTTTGGCCTCAAGCCGACCGATCTCTCGAGCAGCAGCGAGGGGCCCCAGCGCGTTGATTCGTTTGAATTCGGCTGGGTCCTTTGCGAGCTCGTGGAGAATGGCCGGACCGTTCTCGGAGGCGATGACGATCGCGTCGACCGTGGGAGACAGCCTGGCCTTTTGGGCCTGGAGGTCCTCCACGAGTTCCGCGAAGTCCGCGTGTTCCGCCGAGTAGGCGTCCATGCGATCGAAGTGGGCTTGAATCTCGGAGGTCTGCTTCGACTCCTGGGCCTTGCGCTCACGCGCCTGGTCTCGCTGGTCGATTTTCCAATCGGTCAGCTTGTCGGCGTATTCGTCCCGGGCGGCCTCATAAGCCTCCAGGGTTTCGAAGTCGGCCATTTTAGGAGCCTTGGGCTTTCCTTCGGGTTCAGTGGGCTTTTCTGCACCGGAGGCATCGGCACCGGATGGCTTGGGCGCTTTGAGCGCCTGTTCCTTCCAGTACTCCGCCTCTTGCTGCGCGGCCGAGATCCGGCCATTCAGCTTGTCGATGCGACGCGCCCACGCGCCCTTTTTTTTCTTCGGCTTCTCGTCCGACGCGTCTTTGGACTCCTCGTCACCATGGGCCTCGTCGGCCTTGGATTCCTTGGTGTCCTCGGGTTCGTCGGTGTTTCCTTCGTCTTCCGGTTCCGCGTCTTCCGAGTTCGCGGGAGTTTTCTGCTCAGCGGGCTTTTCGCCCACTGGCGCGGAGGGGGTGTCGCTCGCCTTTTGCGTCGGTGCTTCGACCTTCACTTTGGGTTCTGCGACTTCGACTTGGATCGTCACTGGAGTGCTCCAGGGGTTTGACCCGGTGATTGGGCCCCGCCGGTAGGGGGTTGTGGGGGTTGCCCCTGCGGAACGCCTTGGGCGTCGGCTTGGGGCGGCTGGGAGTTGGGGTCCGGCGCACCGATGGGCGCTGCCTGGTTCAAAAGGTCAAGGCGGTGCTTCGTGGCCTGGATCTCAGCCGCGAGGAGCGCGATTGAGTCCTTGGCATCGAGCTTCGTGAGTTCGATGGTCTCGTTGGACTTGATCTTGGCGTACTCAATCCGCTCCTTGGATTCGAGTTCCACCCGCTTCTGATCGATCGTGTCGTGTGCGGCGTGGAGCGCCTGCGTGAGCCCCTCGATCATCTGGCTCATCTGCTGCATCTGCGCCTGAACCTGTGGCGGCACCTGGGGCTGTCCGCCCTTACCGTCGTCCTGAAGCTGCGGAGGGAGGGTCTTTTTCAGCCGATCCGCGATATCGGCCGCCCCCGGCCAGTCGTAAGCGCGAACCATGAGGTCCGGAGCCGCTTGGCCAATCTGGGGGATGGACCGGGCGAGTTCGGCCATCGAGGCCGCAGCCTCCTGGCGCTTGGTCGCGTATGACGGGCCGACGTCGATCGTCACGTCATAGAGGCCAACCGTAAGGTCGTAGATTTTGCCGTCTGGGTTCTGGCTCCGCCCGACCGCACCTTCGTTAATGACGTGCTTGGTCCGAATCCCGTCCTCGCCCACGATCTGGACCGTGCGCTTCGTGTCGTAAATGAACGGGATCAGTTCGACGATGATCCGGCCGGCGTGCTTCATGGAGCGCGCGAGGTTGTCCATGAAGTGGAAATTCGAGGTCTCGGACTGCTGGGTGCGGGACTGAATCGCGATGCCGCTCGTTTCGGCGCTTTGATTCCCCAGGGCCGCGTCGTAGATCCCGGTCGTGGCCTTGAGGTCGTCCGCGGCCATCATGCGGGCTTGTGAGATGGCCTGCACTGGAGGCTCGACCATGGAGCGCTGAGGGGGCGGAGCCGGCTGGCCGTTCAATGAAACAGGCTTGTACTCAAGAAACGCGAGATTCCGTCGATTCGCGGATTCCCACTTAGCCTCATGTCCCTCAAACTGTCCCTCGGCGCCCACAAAGGGGGCCTTGGGTGCGAGCGCGATCATCTCCGTCTGCGCTGACGCCCAGTAGTTGTACATGCGCTGGGAGTCTTTGGCGTTTCGGATCAGGCCCTCGAGGATCCGCTTGCCGCCCACGATGAGTTCCGAGCCGTAAACGGGGATGATCGGGATGTACGAGCCGGGCCATTCGTTCTTCTCAAGGATCTCGACGCCGTTTAACTTGCACCACTTGACTACTGGGACCCGGGCCTTGCGGGTGGATTGAACCTCGGCACCGGCCGGCACCGCATCGGCCATGACGACCTGGCCGTCTGAGAGAAGCGCAATTTCGCGCTCCTCATACTCGCGGTAGAAGTACTCGGC